AAAATTTTTGCTTATGTAGAAAAGTTAATTAAAGAAAAATGTACTAAACCAAAAGACTTATATGGTGAATAAAAAAAAAGCTGGATATTTCCAGCTTTTTTTATTATTAATATTTTTTAAGCAATTGTAATACTAATTGTACCACCATTAGCAATAGTTAATTTATATCTAGTTCCATTTGGACTTTTCATAATAATACCACCATTAACTTCAGCCAATTCAATTTTAGGTACATATACGGTATCAGCTGTAGAACCAGTAATATTAACACCACCTAATACAACACTTCTAGCACCAGTTACTATTGAGCTAGTTGAATGTATAAATGAATTAACCCCAGATGCCACTGAAGCTTCACCACCAGCGTGTGAACTAAAACCACTTGCTATTGTACTGTAACCTTCAGCGTGTGATGCAACACCAATAGCTTTTGTACCTGAACCTTCAGCATGTGAACTATTACCAACCGAAGTTGTCTGTTGACCCTCAGCATGTGATGATTCACCAATTGCTGTTGTATATTGACCTTCAGCATGTGAACTGTCACCACTAGCAATTGTATTATTACCTTCAGCATGTGAATAATTACCACTTGCCGTTGTACTTAAACCTTCAGCAACTCTACTTTTAATTTCTACTAAATCTGTTGTATATCCAGATATTATATCTACGTTTATTTGACTCATAATTTTTTATTTTATATAATTGTTAATGTTGTTCCAAATGGTATTATTAAACTATAACCATTATTCATTGTCAATGGTGATGGGTATGTTATCGTAGCGCCATTTGTTAAAACCACATCTTGATTTATACCCAATGGTAAAGAAGTTGTTGTAAATCCTAATTGACTATAACCTAAACCAGTTAAATTTGAACCATCACCATAAAAGGTTGACCCAGATAAATTACCAATAACATTTAAATCACCCGTAATTTTTTGTCCACTTAATTGATTAATTATATACTTTACCATTTTATTTGTTTTTATATAAATATATATTTTTTTATAAAAAACATATTTTTTCTAATGAAATATTCAATAAAAATTTATATTACCTTGTGAACAACTATTCATTTATTGAATTCCCTATTAAATTAAATGAACTATTTTTAGTATTATCAACTCTAGTTATTATTATTGCAATATTATCAAATTCATTAATTATTAATTTTTCAGTTATTTCAGTACCATTGAATACAATAATATTGTTAACTTTAATTTCAATATTTGAGATATTAATTAATTTATCTATTGTGTAAAATTCAGAATAAAAATTAGATACAGATGTAAATATGTTAATATTCTGAGATGGGTTTGCAGCTTTTTGGAAAGTATAACTATAAGTCAACCCACAATCATCCACATTCGGTAAAATTTTAAATCTCACCTTACCTATATGACCTTCAACCTCAACAGCAAGAAATGCTCTGTTAATTGTTGGTATAACTTCAAAATCATCTTCATCCAATATATACCCATATAAAACCATTTGGAATGGTTGTACATAAAATCTTCTGTTTTCAAAATCATCTATGTTACTTTCATCACCAATATCCTCTAAATGAACTGGCATTGGATGCCCATTTACTCTAATGTAATATTGTCTTGATTGAAAAGTTTTTTGAACCAATTGATTTAATTTATTTAAATCTTTCATTCTATTACAAAACAACCTAACTTCATAAGTTAAATCAACTGAAGTTGGTTGAGGTATTTTATAAACGTCAACACCAACTCTACCACCTTCAAAAGTTGGTATTTTCATATAAGTATAAGTTCTCCTACCAGGTATATTAAATAACCCAGCTTGGTTTCTACCAACTTGTGGATTTGGTTGTCTAACAATCGTTATAAATGGCATTTTAATATCCTTATACTTATCAGCGAATTGCCAAGATTGACTAAATTCTGACCATCTCTGAAGTGTTAAAAATAATACTGGGACCTTTTCACCTTCAATGGTGATTGATAAATCTTTTTCAACAAATTCGATAAATGTTGAATCCATATCCTCATACATCACACCTCTAGGTAGAAATGTACCTTTTCTAGATATGTCATCTAACATATCTTGTCTTTGACCAAAACCAATTGGTTGTGGTGTAATTCTTATATCTTTTCTAAATCCTTTTGGAAGATGTGCCATAATATTATTAATTTATTTTTATATTCCACGGAATTCGTTATAATCAATTGGAGCGCAAAGTACCGTTCTAAACGCACCTTTATACCCTAAAATTGTATGTTTGTTATCATAATTCTTTCTACCATCATTAACAACATTAAAATATCTAACCTCAGTTTCATTTACAGCATAACCGATATAGTCACCAAAAATCAATTCAACATCCATTTCAGCAAGTTGTGCATCATATATACCAAATGTTAATTGACCATCTTGTAAATATCTTAATGAACCAGAACCACTATTATAAGTTTTATTCTCAGGTTCAGCCATAATCGGAATAACTTTTAACTCAACTGGTGGTAAAAATCTAATACCATCTATACCAGATTCACCATAAACATCATCTGATGATGTTAAAGTTCTATCAACACGATAAAGTATAATAGTAAAATTACCATCACCCTCAATAGCCTCTCTACCCATATTTACCTCTAAAAAAAAAATCTTCCTCAGAGAAGAATTTTTTGTTTCTATTTATTGGTATTATCCTTGGTCTACTCATATTTTATTTTTTTTTATATACTTATGTATTATTTTATTACTACATCCATAAATATTACCTATTTCAACTAATGAAAGACCATCACTTTTATATTTCATTATATCATTATAATTTAAATTATATTTATTAGATTTTGGTTTATTTATTGAATATTTTCTTAAATTATTATTTATTACATCTTTAGAACAACCAAAAAATTCACTTATTTGTTTTATTGTCATATTTTTTGTAATAAACAAATCGTACAATTCTACTTTGGTTATTTTAAATTTAAAGTTAGGGTTATTCTCACCTTTAAACGTTCCTTCACTAATTACTTTTTTACTCCGTTTAATTAACGTTTCTTTAGGTAAACATTTACCATACATTGGATTATTAGACCCTTTATTATTATTTGACATTTTCTCTTTAGTTACTTCAGAATGTTTGTAGCCAATACAATAATTATTACCCTTGTGTGAGTTTGACATTTTCTCTTTAGTTTTATCAGAGTGTTTATAACCTAATAGATTAGTATTACCCAACATGTTTTTAGACATTTTTTCTTTAACCTTATTGGACCATTCTTTATCAGACCATAATCTTTTTAATAAAATTTTTCTTTTTTTAATTTCATCCTCACTTAAAATTTTACCTTTATGTGTTTTACTTATTTTTTCTTTAGCTTCTAAAGTGTGTGTTTTACCATACATTGGGTTTATATCACCACCATCAGAGATATTTAAAATATTTTTATTTTCTTCTCTACATTTTTTTATCATGTTAATTTCTTCATCTAATAATTCCCTATATGTTTCACAATTTTTAATGAGTTTAATAATTGGTTTTAAATCTTTACTACTCAATTCTTTAAACCAATTTTTCATTAAAAAATTAGTTGGTTGTCTTAAATGATTATTTAAACGAGTATTTAATTGTTGAACTGTAATACCAACATATTTAAGTTCATCAGTTACTGGGTGATAAATACCATATAATTTATATTTTTCATTATCATTCATTTTTACGTTTTTTAGATAAATATTTACAATAATATAAATGGTCAATTTAATCTTGATTTTTATTTAAAAATCATTATATTTAATAGTATTTCTTTAGTACAAATAACAATTAAATTAAAGAATGTGAAAATTGATAAATTTAGAAGACATAGGTGGTTATTCAGCAAACTCAAAATTAAAAGATTATGAGGGGAAAAATCCATATATAAAAAAAATGAAAAAAAAGCTCATCAAAGATGGTAAAATAACATTAACTGAAGCTCAAAGAAAATATATATTAGATAATTACGATAACGAACCAATGTTAATTAATAAAGTTGTTAATATAAGTGAATTCCTTGGTGAAGCTTTACAACAACAAGAAAAATTAACATTCAAACCAGAACGAATATTAATTGAATTTATGTTAGCCGATTCTGAAAAAGCATACCACGTGTATGGTAAACTAACTAGAAAACAAGAAAAATCTGGAATGTATTTTTTACCTAAAACACAAGTTATGGATGACCCTTACTTTATAGATAGTGATATTGATATTGATTTTGAAAAATATGAAAAATTGGACCAGTTTGTTAACTCCGAAGGTAAAATTGGTAGAACAATATTAGAACATCAAAAATCTGGTGTAAAATTTTTATTAAGTAGAAATGGTGCAATATTAGCTGACGATATGGGTTTAGGTAAAGCATTGATTACTAGCACTTTAGCTATAACACCTAAAGGGATGGTTCAATTTGGTGACTTAAAAGTTGGTGATGAAATTATTGGGTCAAATGGTAAACCTTGTAATATTACAGGTGTATATCCACAAGGTGTTAAGGATTTATATAGAGTTACATTTAATGATGGATATAGTAGTTTATGTTGTAAAGAACATTTATGGACTGTATCATCATGTAATTCTGGTGAAAATTCTAAAAATAGAGAAAATAGGTATATTACACTTAGTGTTGAACAAATGTTAGATGAAAATTTAGTTTTAGAACAAATTGGTACTGGGTGGAATGAAAAAAGACCATATAAATTTAAAACTTACTATAAACAAAAAAATGGTGATTCTAAATGGCAAATACCAATTGTTAAACCAATACAATTTAATAATGATGATATTTTACCAATTGAACCTTATTTATTAGGTTTATCATTGGGAGATGGTCATTTTACTAAATCTTCAGCAATTACTATTAATTTACATGAAGATGATTTTGATGAGCTATTTCAAGGCATTACATTAACTGAACATAAAGTTGGTGAAAATATTAGAAAAGCTTATATTAATTACCATAGTTCTGATATAAAAGAATTAAAATTAGAACATACACGTTCAGATACTAAATTCATTCCAGATATATACAAATACTCCACAATTGAAAATAGACTTGCAATATTACAAGGTCTTATGGATACTGATGGTCATTGTATAAAATCAAAAAATGGTGAATTCAATGGTACGGAATATTGTACTGTATCTGAAAGATTAGCTGATGATGTTGCCGAAATTGTTCATTCATTGGGTGGTATTGTTAGAAAGAAAAGTAAAATAGGTTCTTATAAAAAAGAAGATGGTACGGTTGTTAAATGTAAAAAAGCTTATAGGTTAAATATTAAGATGCCAGAAGAATTTAATCCATTTAGATTAAAAAGAAAAGTTGATGACTATAACCCACCTAAAAAATATAAAATTGGTAGATATATTAAAAATATTGAACCATGTGGTCAAGGTGAGGCTGTTTGTATTGCTGTAGATGCACCAGATAAATTATATGTTACTGAACATGCGATTGTAACACATAATACAATGCAATCTATTATTTCAGCAATTGAATGTGGTGCAAAGAAAATATTAATAGTTTGTCCATCTTCAGCTAAAATAAATTGGGAAAGGGAAATTAATTATTTTCAAGAAGAAGATATTACAATAATTAGTGGTTCAAGATGGTCACACGCTAAATTTACGATAATTAATTTTGATATTTTAAAGAATTTCCACACATTAAAAGATGATAATAATGACGGTATGCCACCTATTAGAGATTTGGTTAATGCTAAGTTTGATTTATGTATTATTGATGAGGCACATAATTTAAGAAACCATAAAAGTATTCGTGGTGCAATTATGACTGAGTTATGTGTTGATTATGGAATTGAAAGAGTTTGGTTATTATCAGGTACACCAGTTGCAAATAGACCTATGGATTTTTACAATTTATTAAAATTAATTAAATCACCACTTGTTGATAATTGGAAATTTTATGTGCAAAGATATTGTGAGGGTAGACAAATTACCCAAACACTTAAAAATAGAAAGAAAAGAAAAATTTGGTTAACAAATGGTGCATCTAATTTAGATGAATTATCTATAAAAACTAGAAATCTATTATTACGTAGAATGAAAGATGAAGTTTTGGATATGCCAGATAAGATTAGAGTACCTAACTACTTAAAAATGTCAAGTAAACAACAATTGGAATATGATTCACTTTGGGAAGATTATTTAATTGAAAGAAAAAAACAAAAGAAAAAAGGTAGTATTCAAAGAGACTTGGTTGAACTTGGTTTATTAAGAAAATATATTGCGATGGAAACTATACCAGAAACAATATCATTAGTTGATGAAGTAATAGAACAAGGTCATAAAGTAATTATTTTTGCTTGTTTTACAGATGAGTTACATGCATTAGCTGAGCATTATGGTAACAATTGTGTTATCCATTATGGTGAAATGAATGAAAAAGAAAAACAAAAATCAGTTGATAAATTTCAGTTGGAAGGTGGTCCAATGGTATTCATTGGAAATATTATATCGGCTGGTGTTGCAATTACTTTAACCAGGTCAACGTATGTTGTATTTAATTCATTTGATTGGGTTCCAGGTAACTCAGAACAAGCTGAAGATAGGAGCTACCGCTTAGGTCAAAAAAACAACGTTACTGTTTACTACAATTTATTTGAAGATACAATTGTTAGTAAAATGTGGCATACATTAAATAGAAAAAAGAGCATAATCAATCAGATTATGTCAAGAAATGATAATAATTCAACCGCAGTTGATGAAATTGTGGATTACACGATAGAAAATAAAAACGAATAGAAATGATAAAATTATATGGATTTGATGATTGCCCTTATTGTCAAGAATTAAAGGGTATGTATGATGAAAATAGTATTGAATATACTTATGTTGATGTTACCTTAGATGAGAATGAAAAAGAAACAAATAAAGTATTTAAATTGACTGGTGATGAATCAGTCCCAATAGTACTAGTTAAAAAAACATTGTTAGCACCAGAATCATCATTTAAAACAATTGGTGAAGCATATGAATTAACTTTAAAATTTTTAAACACTTAATTGGCTGATTAACGAATTATTTTATATTTATTATTAAATAGTATATTATGTCATTAATTGAAGAAGATAAATTAAAGATATTTGAACAATTTCGAGTATCTATGGGTTGGCCCAATCGTCAAGTTGAACTTGATGATGACCAACTTTGTGTTTTACTTGAAATATCGATAGAAGATTACGCACAGTATACCCAAGAGTGGTTAATTGAACACCAATGGTCTTCTTTTTTAGGTAAAGATGTTGATACAATTGATATGGCCTTTGCATTAAGTGTTAGAACTTTAGATTTATCAACACAATATACATATGCATATTCAAAACAAGTTGGTTTACAAAGTAGAGGTCCATGGGAACTTAAAAAAGATTACATTAATATTGAACCAGGTAGACAAGTTTATCAAATACCAGCTGGTAGAGAAGTAAATGAAGTACTATGGGTAACACCACCAACAACAGATAGAGCATTATTTGCTAACTACGGTGGTCTTAACTATGGTTTAGGTGGTGGATTCGCTCAAATGGGCTCTGGTGGTGGTGCAATGGGTGCTGGTATGGGAGGTGCTGGTATGGGTGGTTACTTTATCGCACCAGCTTATGATATCTTATTAACGGCATCAGATTTTAATTTAAAAAATAGAATACTTAGAAGTGAATTAGTTTACAAAATAACTAAAGGTCCAGATGGAACAAGATTATTACATTTATTAAGTACACCAGGTTCAAAATTTAGTTTTGGTGGTGCTGTTGGTAATCAAGGTGTTGGTGGTGGAATAAACCTAACTGGGTGTCAAGTTTGGTATTTTTACTATGATACTGATAACCCAGAAGAATGTAGATTAGCAAATCCAGATATTATCACATCACCAAATGATGTTCCTTTAGCTAAATTAGATTATACAAAATTTAATGAACCAACAAAAACATTAATACGTCAATTATTTATTGCTGAAGCAAAAAGAGCATTAGGTAGAACTAGAGGTAAATTTGGTGGTATTGTAGGTCCACCAGAAGCTGAAAAAACTATGGATTATGATTCATTACTATCTGAAGGGAATGAAGAGAAAAAAGCAGTCCTAGAAAGGTTAGATGAGAGGTTAAAAAGATTATCAAGTACAAGCCAGCTAGAGAGAGCAGCAAATGAAGCTGAATATTTAAATCGAGCATTAAAATTTAGACCAATGGGATTCTATATGAAATAAAAAAAAGGGACTTAATAGTCCCTTTTCTGTTTTTAGAAGTTCCAGTCAGATTCTTCTACTTCATTTTTAATAACCTCAATTATATAATCACTTGTTGGTTCTAAATATGTAATGGTATCACCAGACATACCCTCAACTTCAGCCTTATAATCTAACCACATATCATATGTGTTATCAGCACCATTTTCAACTGAACTGTACCATAAAGCCCTTTCATTTGCTTCATCTTCATAATCAAATAAAGTTATTGATGGGTATAATGGTTCTTCCCATTTTTTAGACATTATGGAATTATTTGTGACATAAATTAAAGAATCTAACTTGATTGGTAATTTATTATAATTTTTCATACTTTTATAATCACCTACCTCAAGTCGTTTAAGTAAATCAAGAACTTCTTTCTTATCTGATTTAATACCTTCTTCTTTTGCAATTCTCATTCGCTCAAGATAATCTTCAGTTACTTCTAACCACTCACCTTCTTCAATAAAATTTGGTATTTTATTTACGGATATCCAGAATTTTATTTCACGGTCTTCCATTTTCATTAAATCTTCTTCATAATCATCTTGGTCACTTGGGTCTAATGGTTTACCAGAAACTAACGTACACTCTAACTCAGTAAATACACTTCTTTGTTGTAATCTAGTCGTTTTTGTTTTTCTATCCTTTTCTAACCCAATTAAAATCCTACTCCTAACATCGGTATCAAAACAAACTAAAAGTGATTCTATTCGTTTATTTAGTGCCTCTAAATACTTAGCAACATTATAATCCTCAACTAATAAATCTGGATTACTCTCAATTTGTTCCTGAGGTATTAATTGACAATTAAATCCAACCTCAATAGCACCAGTCTCTTTATTCTTAACAGCTTTAATATCACTATGTGATTTGGCTGTACCAGTATTAATATAATAAATTACATCACCAATATCAACTTTCAAATTTTCTTTCATTGCTAACTCCATGTGAGCTTGTCTTGATTTGGAATTACCATTTTTATTTTTACCATTACAATATACATTTTTGTAATTATCTAATAGCATTTTAACTTTAGTTTTAGATGCAATCTTAATTGCTGGTATTTGATAGTTATATATTTTATTTACA